TAAATATGCCGTTCTGTGCAGCTGAGCAAATCAGCTACAACATGCAGTGTCAAATATTTATCTTGGATCGATGTCATTCAATTCCTTTATTCACCTATCTCATAATGTGGAGCATTATCGCCGTCTCATCCATGATGATTTCGCAACCACCGGTTTTTCACTTTTCGATTTATTGTCCGCCGCGGATAAGGTTTGTTGTCTGAGACGCTCAGCTAACAGCCGCAGACCGCCGCCGGGAAATTCCATCTCGACGCAAACCGACGCCAGGATTTCCGCATCGAACAAATGATTAGGACGTTGGTGAGGGTTAACCCATTCCTCCGCGCCTTTATCGACAATTTGTTTTTCTTCGGCCAGGATTTGCTCAGCATAATCCGCTCCGGTACCGGCGTGCAGAAATGCAGCGCCAGGCAAATTACGCGTGTCTTCCTGAGCGGCAAGTTGCAAACGATAATGGAACTGATCTTTGGCCTTTTGGGTATCGACATGCAAAAGCCTGAGCGCTGCGGGTAATTTTTTGCCCGAAGGAGTGGACATTATTGGTTCGCCAATTTTTAACATTCCCGGAAGTGAATTTGTTGCGCCCTTAGTTCCCCAAAGAGCGACGCCGCCGCGTCCGCGGTTTTTTATAAGCCAATAATACGCTTCTTCTGTCATGCTCATGCCCTCATATTTCTCGCCGCCGCCCGTATCCTTACAGGCGCGAAAGATACGCATTTTGCGGTCTGTATCGCCGACCGGATAACTGGATTCGTAAATTAGTTTTTCGACTTCATCTTCCGTCTCCAGAAAGCCATAATGGATCAGCCAACTGGTGAGTTCCGCCGTCCATGCCCTCACAACAAACCAGAAGCCGTGTTTTTGCTTGTCAATGCCGCATGTCAGCGCAATCGCGGATTCGGGAACGGTCTGCGGAGCCAGGTCGCAGCGGGCCGCTAATATCTGCGCTTCGTTTTTACTGATGATGGTAAGTTTCCACGGTTCGGCCAAATGTTTATTGCAAAAGTCTTTCAATTTATTGATGTCGCTTTGGCCTTTTAGGAATGCTGCGGCAATGGTCGAAAAGGAAATAAATGGCGATATCCAACTGGGAATGTGGAAGCCGATCTTTGCCGGACGGTTTATCCGCAGGTATTCCATGAGTTCAACTTCGCTTTTTCTGTCGCGCCATCGGCCATGACGAACAGCGCGGTCTCGGTCATAATCATTCCAATGCGCAGAACACTGAGGGCACTCATACCAGGCGAGTTTTTCGGATTCGATTGTTTCGGCGGGAAGGGAATGATAATCGCCTTTTTCATCCGGTTCCTTTTCGTGTTCCCATTTGATATTCTTAAAAATCATTTTGTGATGATGGTCGCAAAACGGGCAATTAACGTGATAATCGAAAATGACCTGGGCTTCTTTGGTTAATGCTTGCCAGATGTTTCCTGATTCGATTGTCGGCGTGCTGATTTTCCACTTTTTACAGTTGTGACGATATGTGATTGCACGAGCTTCTCCCAGGGATATCGGATCGGTTTCACGCTTTCCGGCTGTGTCGGGGTATTTATCGATTTCATCAAATACCAGATACCTGATCGGTTTATTAGCCAGCCGGGAGGCGGAACGTGCCCACGCCATGTAAAGTTGCATATGCTGGAGGCTAATGCGCAACATGCCCGCGTCATCGTCGATACCGGTCATGTAGGATGCCAGGCGCCGGCTGGATTTAATCATGGGCTGGATTCGGTCCTGACAGTTTTCTTTGGCCGTCAATTCGTCGGGGTAGATAAAGAGCACGGGGCCAGGATCGCGGTCTATGGCATATCCGATGCAATTTAGGGTTGATTCCGAGGCGCCCACTTGAGGGGCTTTGCATAAGATAGTGGTTTGCACGGACGGGAAAAAAGAGGCATCCATGATTCCGGCCAAGTAGGGTGTAACTTCATTTTTCCATCGGCCGGGCAGCACCGACATTGTAACATTACGATGCAATTCAGCCCACTTTGATACTAATATTTTTTTATGCTTGCGGAAGATGCGCCGTTCACTTTCGGAAAATTTAATTCGGTGCCGGATTTCGCCTTCTTGCTTAAGCATTGCAGGAGGCAGCCAGGGGGAGTTGCGGGGTATGTGGATAGTGTTTACGTTCATAATATTTCTTCTACCGAGTCGCTTCGCTCCGGGGATCGTTCTCTGGGATTATTTTCATGATCCACAGGCTCACTATCAATTACGACTTCATATTCCCTACTGCTCGCATAATGGTTGATGTGTTCATCAATATCGTTGCTCATCTTATTGATTAGCTCTCCCACTTTCCGCGTGTCGCCGCCGGACAACTCTATCCAATCGGAGACGTTAGTTTGCACCCAATGCTTTAATCCGGCAATTAATATCCCGGCGCGCGTGGCTAGTTCGATTTCCATCTGCTCACGGGGAATATATAGGCCGCGGTCTTTTTCGTAATTAAATGTTTCTCGGTCATTTTTGAGTGTGAGGTTTCTTAATTCGGCTTCGAGTTTTTGCCTTTGTAATTCATCGAGGCCCTCCTGAAGACGTTTGCCGGTCGCCTTTTTTTTGAGCCAGGTTTCTGCGTACTTCTCTATAGATTTTTGCGTAAAAGTTCCGTCAACCTGTCTTAGCAATTTACGCTCAATCTTTATGTGCCGATTTAAGGTAGCTTTGGATGTTTTCCATCCATTTTCTTCAAGATATTTTAAAATGGATTTTTCCGTAGAATATTTTTCATCGGATTTTTCGCCGCCCTGAGCCAATCTGAATTTTTCCAGAGCTTCCTGCGCAGAGTTCATATTCCGATAATTTTGAGAAGACGGGTCTTCCTTAACATTTATTTGTGTCTTCAAATAGGCATTAAACAGTAATATACCTTTACTCTTTATATCATCGGGTTTGCCGTCGATTAATTTTTCGAGTTCTTCTTTTTGCATAGTTTAATTTTTTATTTTACTTTTTTTTCGCCAATTGGCGAAATTACTTTTATTAGGTTCTTCCAAGTAATTTCCTGATCAGGATGATTTAAAATATATTCCCGGACTTCTTTTTCGTGAAACACTAAATGGTTAATCCGGCCCGCGCCGCCGTATTTGCCATTACGCAAGAGGGTAAAACGTCCCGGTTCATTGATAATTTTAACGCCGGGATTGTCGCGCAGGAGCTTCCAAAGCTCAGCTAAAAGCGGTGGTGTGCCTTCTGGTGGCGACTGGATATTCCGGATACCGGCCTGCGCCGGTATGACGGCGGAGATCGTCAATACTGGCGGCAGCCCTGCTCTTATCCACTGTCCGAGGTCTATCCCCATTTGATACGCTTCGCCCGGATCCTTGCCTCTGGGTACGGGCCACCGATCGCAATTATCCGGAAATTGTTCCGCCCACCATTTAATGGCTCTCTGTGCCGCTGTCTTTCCGCCTCCCACATCACCATAATCAAGGGCGTTGAGTATCTGTACAGCCCCTTTTAAAATGGCGTAGGCGGCAGCGTCAGGTTTTCCTTCGAGTGTTCCCAAGGCGACGGTTCCGGCCAGATCGGTGGACGCGGCGCAGGCGATGGCATCGAGTTCGGATTCGACAAGGATAAATGCCTTGCGTTCGGCGCCGATGACCATTGTGGCTTTAGATGAACCCCAAATAAAAATATAAGGATCGGGATATTCCTCGGTACGATGTTCTTCCGGTCGGCGGATTTTGATGCGAATAATTATTTGTTTTTGTTCCTGGATTCCCGCCTGCGCGGGAATGACACATAGAAGTGGAATTACTAATCCTCTGGGTATCCACAATTTGCGCGACTTCCCATTTTCTTTTTTCTGATCAGGCAATCCCCACGCGGTATGGTGACGGAATATGTCCTTGCCGTCTTCGCCGGGATTCCAGCCGAGGCGCGCTTGTTCTGCGGCTTCGGCGCTAATGCCGCGGGAGGCCAGCCAGGACAAGGCAGATTTGTTTTCTTTAAGATTACCTTGTGCCCAGGTGATAAATTTCTGCGCCCTTTCCTGCCACAAATCGGTTGGGTTTTTATATTGTGTCGGTTCGAATTCTCTTTTTTCCGGTGGCGGGGTAAAGTCCGTCGGGCGATCCGCCATAGTTATATCAAGATAGGCGCAAGCATCTTTAAAATTCATTCCTTCAAAATCAATAAGGAACTGGATATTGTCACCCGCTTTCAGGCAAGACCGGCACCAATAACTCCCCTTACCATCGTTCTGGTTCGGCCAAATATGAAAGCGATCACTCTCCTTTGGTCGTCCCCCATCACCACATCCCGGGCACGGACCGTGCCATTCGCCGCCGTGCGTTGACGAAACTTTCTTAAGATTCACTTTTTTTACTGCCAGGTCGTAGGTATTCATAATTATTTATGTGGCGGGTCAAATTGTTTGGGCCGCCACAGTTTTTTATTATTCGGATTGCCTCTTTTTACAGGAATACCTTCAATCAGATTTAGGGCAGCCGGCAAAATAGGGAGGATTTTCTTTTCATCATCATCTAATACTTTCAAAGCCATTG